ACCTGAAGATTGGGAACTGGCTGGTGAATGGATGTGGGAAAACCGTGACTACTATAATGGTTTATCGGTACTTCCATTTTCTGACCACACTTATAAACAAGCACCTTTCGAAGATTGTGATAAAGAAACATTTGAAAGAATGTTTAAATCTTTAACAAATATCGATTTAACAAAAGTTGTTGAGTTAACAGACGAAACAGACTTGAGTGGTGAATTGGCTTGTGCAGGTGGAGCTTGTGAAATCAAGTAAAAAAAACATATCACAACATAATGATGAAGGGGGAGGTTCTAAACTTTCCCCTTCTGATTTTTATATTGAAGATGGAAAATATGTCTTCACAAAAGAGTTTCATTTAAAACGAGGAAGTTGTTGTGGTAACGGATGTAAAAATTGTCCTTACTTTCCTCGTCACAAAAAAGGAAACACAACTATATTTATTGAAAATGGCTAATGGAGTAACATATGGTATAAATTTTCCATTCAGGGAATCAGTAAAAGGTGATTACGTATCACTATCTCAAAATCCTGATGAAGAAATAAGAAGTAATTTAATTCACCTTATATTAACTAGAAAGGGTAGTCGTTATTATTTACCCGATTTTGGTACAAAAATATTTGAATTTATTTTTGAACCTTTAGACGGTATTACTTTTGAAGCGTTAAAAGATGACATACGAGATAATGTCGCAAAATACATTCCAAATCTGATTGTTAATGATATTATTATTTTACCATATAATGAATATGAATCAGAAGGAACATTAAACACAGAAAATTTAGGTGGTGGTGTGTACCGTGTGGCTGGAAGAGGAACCGAAGAATATACTGCCAAAATGAGGATTGACTATACTATTAGTGATAATACCTTTCAATCAAGGGATTTTGTAATTATAAATATTTAATAATAAATGGCAGAAAGAAGAATATCATACACCGTAAGAGATTTCGCCGCGTTAAGGCAAGAACTCATAGATTATACTAGAAGGTATTATCCTGATTTAATTGAAAATTTTAATGATGCATCGGTTTATTCGGTATTAATGGATTTAAACGCTGCGGTAACAGATAATTTACATTATCATATTGACAGAAGTATTCAAGAAACAGTATTAGAATTTGCACAACAAAGAAGTTCTGTTTATAATATTGCTCGAACTTATGGATTAAAAATACCAGGTAATAGACCATCAGTTGTTGTTTGTGATATTTCAATTACAGTTCCTGTGTTAGGGGATAATCCTAATGCAGACTATATGGGTGTATTAAAAGCTGGTTCACAATTTATCGGCGCGGGACAAACTTTTGAAAACCCAAATGACATTAATTTCGCATCTGAATTTAGCGCGACTGGTCAAAAAAACCAAAAAGTTCTTACAATAAAAGACGCACAAGGTAATAACCAAGGTTACAGAATAACGAAGAGAGAAGTTTTAGTAAACGGTATTACAAAAGTTTTCAAAAAAGTAATAACACCTGCCGATGCAGTCCCATTTTTAAGTTTGTATCTTCCCGAAAGAAACGTATTAGGTGTTACATCTGTAATTCAAAAAGACGGTATTTCTTACACAAATATACCTAGTTATTCAGATTTTTTATCACCGATAGGAAAATGGTATGAAGTACCTACATTATCTGAAGATTATGTTTTTATTCCAGACCCAAACAAACCAACAGACCAATCAAACATAAAACCAGGAAAATATATTAGAACTGACAATAGATTTATGACCGAATTTACACCCGAAAATTTTATGAAGATTACGTTTGGTGGTGGTAATAATTCTGCAAATGCTCAATTAGCCAGTTTCGCACAAACAGGCGTTGCTCTTAGATTAAATGATTATCAAAACAATTTAAGTTTAGGAATTATACCAAAGGCTAATACAACATTGTTTATTCAATATCGTGTTGGTGGTGGATTAGAAAGTAATGTTGGTGTTAATGTTATTAACACAGTTGGTACTGTAAATTTTGTTGTTAATGGTAATTCAGTAGAAACCGCAAATTTTGTAAGAAACTCAATACAGTGTACTAATGTCACTGCTGCTATTGGAGGTGCAAACCCACCGTCAATTGAGGAAGTAAGAAACTTAGTGACATTTAATTTTAGTTCACAGAATAGAGCGGTTACAATTGGTGATTACTATTCTTTACTAACAAAAATGCCTGGTCAATATGGGGTACCCGCAAAATATGGCATTCTTGAAAACAACAACAAAATAAATGTTATAATTTTAACACAAGACACTAGTGGTAAAATGACACAAAATGTTCCACAAGTTTTAAAAGATAATGTTGCTAACTATTTGTCAAATTATAGAATGATGAATGATTACATTCAGGTTGATACTGGTAAAGTAATTGATTTGGCTTTTGAAATTTTTGTAACATTGGCAAAAACAAATAATCAAAACGCAATTATATCACAAATAATAAGTCAAGTGGATGCATATATGTTACCACAATCTAGAGAATTAGGTCAAGACGTACTTATATCTGAAATTAAAAGGATTGTACAAGGAATCGAAGGGGTTGTGAATATCTCAAATGTCGACGTTTTCAACAGAGTTGGAGGCAATTACTCAACGTCACAAACAACACAGAAATATGAAGACGCGGCAACAAAAAAAATTAAATTAGTGAATGATATAATATATGCTCAACCTACAGAATTTTATCAAATAAGATACCCAAACAAAGATATCGGGGTTAGAGTTTTACAGTAATCTTCACAAGGTTTCTTCTTTTATTATTTTATTAAAATCATACTTAAACTATTTATGGAAAACAAAATCATATGCCAAAAAGTTATAGGATAAGAACATCTGTTGACGGGTTTCAAAATTCAGATAAATCAATAAGAGTACAAATTGACCAAGATTTTGATTTTTTGGAAGTTTTATCTTTGAAACTTACACAATCAGATGTTTATCGAAGATTTTGTTCTGACTATGGGGTAATTGTTGGTAGGGTTGTTGCTAACGGTGGATTTGGTGTACCTAACGCCAAAGTTTCTGTTTTTGTACCTTTGGACGCTATAGACGAAAACGACCCTATAATATCAACTTTATACCCATACAAAGATATTTCAACTAAAAACGAAGACGGGTATAGATATAACCTATTACCTTACACACCATCATATGATGGACACGTTGCAACAGGAACATTCCCAACCAGAGAAGATGTTTCAACAAGAAAAGAAGTATTATCAATCTATGAAAAATATTATAAGTATACCGTAAAAACTAATGAATCAGGTGACTATATGATTGTTGGTGTTCCACTAGGTAACCAAACAGTTTTTTTGGATGTTGATTTATCTGATATGGGTTGTTTTTCTTTAAGACCTACTGATTTAATAAGAATGGGTCGAGCAACAGAAAAACAATTTGATGGGAACCAATTTAAAAGTTCGTCAGATTTGGCGTCACTACCGCAATTAGTTACACAGGCAAAAACATTATCAGTATCAAGTTTTTGGGGTGTTGGGGACCAATGCGACGTAGGAATAACAAGAGTAGACTTTGATTTAAGAGATTCAAATATTGTTATTGAACCCGTATCAACATTTATGGGGTCAATAATGTCTTCAGGTAAAAGCGCTTATCTAAGAAACAATTGTAAACCAGGTACTGAACAGGGTGACCTATGTAGTATGGTTGCATCACCTGGTAGAATATTGGCTATCAGACAAACAATTAATTCAGATGTTAATGGTGACCCTGTTTTAGAACAATATCAACTTGAACAAGGGGGTAAAGTAATTGATGAAAACGGTGCATTTGTAGTTGATGTACCTATGAATTTAGATTATGTCACAACAAATGAATTTGGTGAATTAGTATTATCAAATGACCCTAAGATTGGTATACCAACAAAAGGAAAATATAGATTTAAAATTAAATGGGAAGATGGTGAAAAAGAATTAGGTGCAATACAATCTAGTGATAGTATAATAGGACCTGGTTTAATAAATCTTAGTGCGTTTAATCCAAAGGGTTCCTTATTAAGAGCGAATTATTTAGTTCCAAACATTAAAGAATATGGGTGGGAAAACAGTAATTCAGACCCAAATTACTTACCTGAAACAACAGAACAATATGTTTTTAGTGATGACAATCTTAAAATACAGGAAATAGTTACAAGTTCTTTTGCGGCAAAAACAACTTTATTTTTAGATAAAATTGAGGGACAGTATAATAAAATAACAATATATATTAAAGAAACTGGCTCAACAGATTTTGAAATTAAAAATAGTAAATGGATTGATTTACCTAAAGGAGGTATTATAAAAATTGTTATAGATAAAAAGGCTAAATCAATAAACTTTAATTCAGGGACACAAACATTAAACACATATAGAACAGTAAAATTAACGTTTAAAAATATACCATACCAAAAAGCGTTATTACAAAAATCATATTCATTTTCTTTAGATTGGGATGATTATCCTGATAAAGACGAAGCAATTTCTTGTAGAGATTTTTTTTATGAATTTAATTATAACAAAGTATACACAACTGCTCAATTAATTGATGAGTATAGAAAGGGTACTAATAGAGGTAGATTCTTATCAATTAAAGAAATCTTGGAAAGAAGTTGTGAAAGCGAGGTTAATAAATTTCCAACGAAT